TGGGAAGAAGTCTGACAGAATTTATAGACCCACAACTATTGGAGGATTATAAGAATGTGCGAACACGCAATTATGAGTACTACGTTTGTGACTTTGAAACAACGGTCTTTAAAGACCAGACCTACACGGAAGTATGGGCCGCCGCAATGGTCAAACTCGGAACGGAAGATGTAGAAATATATAACTCCATTGAAGAGTTCCTGGATGGCATTTTTGATTTAGGATGTAACATAATCGGATACTTCCACAACCTTAAGTTTGATGGAAACTTTATCATCGATTATCTTCTGCGTAACAACTACAAGTGGAACAGAACATCTGAACGTAACATGAATAACAAGGATTTTAAATGCGCTATCAGCGATAGAGGTGCGTGGTATACAATCACCATTAAGAGCAAGAACAACATCATTGAGTTTAGGGATTCTCTTAAGCTTTTACCGTTCAGCGTGGAACGAATCGGAAAGTCATTTAAGACGAAGCACAAGAAGCTTAACATGGAGTACGAAGGATTCAGATACGCAGGATGTGTGATTACTCCAGAGGAACGTGAGTATATCGCTAATGATGTATTGGTAGTTAAGGAAGCACTTGAAATCATGTTTGAGAGGGGCCATCAGAAACTTACAATAGGTTCCTGCTGTCTTGAAGAGTTCAAGCGGACATATGATAAGCAAGACTATCAGAATTTTTTCCCGGATTTAACGGAGGTGGAAATTGATGAGGAGACGTACGGAGAACGGACAGCCGATGCATACATCCGTCACAGTTACCGTGGGGGATATTGCTACCTTGTTAAGGGCAAAGAGAATCGAATGTACAACGGAGGATGGACAGCAGATATCAATAGTTCTTATCCTTCTAACATGTCCTCAGAATCAGGGAACTATTATCCAGTAGGAAAACCACAGTTCTGGTCAGGAGACATTCCACAGATAGCTAAAGAAAACTATTATTTTGTCCGAATAAGATGCAGATTTCAGATAAAACCAGGGATGTTGCCAACCGTTCAGATTAAAGGAAGTTTTCTGTACGTAGGGACAGACTACTTAACTACAAGTGATTACTACGATTATAGTACAGGTACGCATAAACGATACTACATGAAAAATGGCAAGTTACACGATAGCTATGTAACAATGACCATGACAGGTGTTGATTACGAGTTATTCTTAAAGCACTATAACGTATTTGATTTAACAGTACTGGACGGATGCTGGTTCAGGCAGGAGATAGGCCTGTTTGATGAATACATGTACAAGTACAAGCAGATTAAAGAAAACAGCAAGGACGCTGAAAGAGAGTTGGCAAAGCTTTACCTTAACAATCTATACGGCAAGTTCTCAGCCAATGACCTATCAAGCTATAAAGTGCCGTATATCAACGATAAGAATGTATTAGGTTTTGAGATTGTAGAAGAGCACGAAAAGAAGCCGGGTTATATAGCGGTTGGAAGTGCCATCACATCATACGCAAGGAGGTTTGTTATAAATGCATGTCAAGCTAATTACCACGGGAAGGATAAGGACGGTTTCATATATTGCGATACGGATTCCATTCATTGCAGTGGGAATCCTCAGGACGCCAAGGGAATTAAGATTCATCCTACAAACTTCTGTGCGTGGAAACTCGAAAGTTATTGGGACAAAGGGATTTTCGTTAGACAGAAGACGTACATTGAACACGTGACACATGAGGACGGGGAACCAGTTAAACCGTTCTATAACATCAGATGTGCTGGAATGTCAGAACGAGGTAAGCAGGAGTTTTTAGAAGAGCATGATATCCAGGACTTCAAGGAAGGACTTAAACTTAACAAAGGATTGAAGCCAGTGAGAATGCCAGGTGGAATTGTGCTGGTTGAAAAGGGATATCATATGACTAAAAAGAATGTGAATAAGTTTAAAGAGGATTAATGTTTGCGCAAGCGTTAATTTAAAAGGGTGGATATTATATCCACCCTTATTATATCTAAACACATGGTCTATCAAGTGGGCTACCAAAACCCTATGCCCTACAGGACGTTTTTACACGCTGGTTCCCCGTAGCGGTAAGTGATAGATAACACGTGCAGATACTAATATGAAAGTAACCTTATCATCATCTGTTTACTGTCAAGGTTCTTAAACCTGAAACAACCCTGATTAAACAGCATCCTGAAATGATTTATGATTAAAGCATTTTTAGCAATCATGACATAGTTAATGTTGTGGTCGTCAGTAGTAAGTGAAAGCTTGTTAGGAAAACTACTGTCATACCTATCAGTCACATACATGATACCTAGTGACTCATATTCATAGATAGCATAATGTTTGTTAAGATACTTAACAGTATAACAATATCTACCACGCCCATCCGGCTTATCAATGAATGCGAAGTTATCATTCAGATAAACATTCTGAGAAGCATATAGCACATAGTCACTCTGAGCAAATGCGCGGTTGAATCCTGATTCAAGTTGGGCGTTGCTGGCTGATTCAATGAATCCCTGTTCCACAACAAAGCCGTCACCTCTCAGGAAGTTTGTATCCTTTTTCAACCTGTCACTGATTCCTAACGTTGAATAGTATGGATTAAGCAAACTTACTGTATTAGCACACATATAAACAGGGACATAACGTATCTGTTTACCATTACCACGCGCTACGCTAGTATGAACTGATAACAGTTTCCTTATTTCGTCTGTACAGTATTTATTTGTCTCAGACTGAAATTCATCCATCATCATTCTATCTACATCATTAAACATATGACTGTATTTCTTGATTGCGTCGGCATTGTTAAGTGCGATTGCATATCCGCAAGGCTCATCATTAAAAAACAACTCGTGGAATATACCTTTAGCCACGGGTTTACTTGACATTTCGTCATTAGGATAAAACAAGCCACGAATATCATTAAAGAACTTTTCAGTCACATCTGATAACTCATAGTTGAAACGGTAGATAAGGCAGAACTTACCCTGTCCGTTCTTGAACTTCTTGACAAGATAACGGTTGAACCACGTTGTTTTACCACCCGTACGGTTCGTGGTTACCATGAACAGTTCCGGTTTTTTACCATTAATGTCTTTCATGGACAATAGTTTTGTCCCGTCATAGTAAGCCATCCCTAACTCCCTTCGATTATAATATCTCTTATTATTGTAGCACATTCCGCTTGACAAGTCAAGTACTTTTTGATATAATGAAAGGTAGGAAAGGGGGATTGCAATGGACAACATTTTACAGGCTATCAGCACAGTAGGATTCCCAATCGCATTAACATTAATCCTGCTGTGGTATATCTACGATAGCAGTAACAAACACAAAGAAGAGATTGACAAAATGTCAGAAGCCTTGAACAACAACACGTTAGCATTAACTAAGTTGCTGGACAGAATGGAGAGAGACAAGGATGTTTAAGGGAGTAGATGTTTCACGTCATCAAGGGATAATTGATTGGGATAATTTCCTTGAGGATGAACATTCAGATTTTGCAATCATACGCGCGGGCTTTGGAAAGAACAACATTGACGCACAGGCTGTGCGGAATGTGTCAGAATGTGAACGGCTTGGTATACCTTATGGGTTATACTGGTTCAGCTATGCATTAACGCCAGAAATGGCGCGAAGAGAAGCGGAGTATTTATCTGAGTTTGTGGGTAACCATAAACCGTCATATCCATTGGTGTACGATTTTGAATATGACAGCGTGACACATGCAGTTAAGAACGGGGTGAAAATAAGCCGTGACTTTGTGCTTAATTGCACGGAACAGTTCTGTCACAGGTTAGAGGAACTTGGTTTCTATGCCATGTTTTACTGCAACAATGACTATTACCAGCGTTACTATCAGGCTAGCAAGGTCGCAGAAAAATACGATATGTGGTACGCGCGTTATGCTACCTCACCCGGAAGACCTGTGACATTGTGGCAGACCAGTGAATCAGGCATGGTAAAAGGAATACAAGGGAAGGTTGACCTTGACCAGACGGAACGGGATTATCCTAAAATCATTATTCGCAATGACCTTAATAATTGGAAGGATGCATTACATGGCTAACATTCAGCTTTCATACAAGTGGGCAATTGAAACATGTGTTAAACCTAATGTGGGTTACTCACAGCAGTACCGCAACCAGCGCACTGTTAATGGGATAACTTATTATGACTGTTCCTCATTTGTCTGGTATGCCTTGATAGCTGGAGGGTTCCCTGTAGAGGAACTATGGGGAACATGGCCTTTCACTACTGGAACCATGGCACATGTCCTTACACAGTTGGGATTCACCTTACACAATCCCACGGATGTATGGGTGCCAGGGGATATACTTATCAGGACGAACCACACGGAAATGGCGTTTGACCAGACCAGGACAATGGGCGCGCACACAAGTACGGTGCCACTGGATGACCAGGTATCCATCAACGCTAATGATTCAAGGAACAACGGGTGGTTACAACTGTACAGGTGGGAGTCAGGCGCGCAAAGCGAGTGGATTAAAGGTAACCGATATCTTGCGATTGGTGAAACGCAGAACAACGCAACAATACAGTTCGCGTACTTTTTAGACCATGCTGGACACCGAACGCCGTAGCTGGGATGCTAGGAAACCAACAGGTTGAGTCAACCTTAAACCCTGGCATATGGCAGAACTTAACGCCTAACCCCTCCCTTGGCTGGGGGTTAGTGCAATGGACTCCTTCAACCAACTTCACCGACTGGGCAGATTCACACGGTTACGCCCACGATGACGGTAACGCGCAGATGGAGTGGATAGACTCCCAGACAGTACCGTTCGGTCAGTGGATACCAACAACCATGTATCCTGAGACATTCGCGGAATTTAAGGCTAGCACACAAACGCCTGAATATCTAGCAGACTGTTTCCTGAGGAACTTTGAACGTCCTGCTGAGATACCACAGCCGGAGCGACAGGAACATGCCAGATACTGGTATGATTGGTACGAAGGGGAATACGTGCCACCACCTAACCCTCCAATGGATGGGAAGGAATGGAGACACAGATTACCGTTATATATGTACATGAAACGATTTTGAAAGGAGAGTAAGATGGCTGTATTAGACAGGGATAAGTTCTTTGAGAGGATTAAGGAACGCCTGGGAGAAGATGACTCAGATGAGACATTATCCTACCTTGAGGATATCACCGATACCTACGAGGATATGGAACGGCGTTCCAGACGTGAGGATGAGGAAGACTGGAAGTCAAAATATGAAAGCCTTGACGGCGAATGGCGCAAGCGTTATCGTGATAGGTTCTTTAGTTCCCGCGAGGAAGCAAAAGAGGAACAGGAAGAGGACATTAAGGATGACGGAAAGAAGCGTAGCTTTGAAACATTGTTTGAGGAAAGAGAGGGAGAATAATGCCAGTTAAACCAGAGAAAGTATCAATGGAGACAGTAAACAACAACGCATCCGCTATGTATGTAGCGAATAACCCGGATGTTAACACAGAGGGTGTAAGCAAGTTAAGGCTTGCTACCGCAGAAATCCTTAACACGATTAGGGATAATGCTTCGGCAAACTACAGGGATTATGTTCCGGTTGCAGACCCAACCGACCAGCAAAGTGTACGGAACATTGGTGGAATCATCATGAATTATCCTGCACTCCAGAACGAATACCTGAACGCACTTATGAACAGGATTGGTAGGGTTATCATCACATCTAAGCTGTTCTACAACCCGTGGGCAGGTCTTAAGAAAGGTCTGCTGGAATTTGGTGAGACAGTGGAAGAGATTTTCGTTAACATCGCAAAACCATTCCAGTTCGACCCGGCGGTAGCTGAGAGCGAGGTATTTAAGAGGGAGATTCCAGACGTGCGGGCAGCGTTCCACATCTTAAACTACCAGAAGTTCTACAAGGCAACCATAAGCAATGACCAGCTTCGTCAGGCGTTCCTGTCATGGCAGGGTATCACAGACCTGATTGCTAAGATTGTGGACAGCATGTATACAGGCGCAAACTATGACGAGTTCCTGACCATGAAATACATGCTGGCGCGTAACATCTTACAGGGCCGCATGAATGTAACTGAGGTTGCTCCGGTAACGGCAGACAACGCCAAGACGATTGTGTCAACCATCAAGGGCGTTAGTAACGTGTGGGAATTTCCGTCCACCAATTATAACCTGTCTGGTGTAACCACACAGACAGAAAAGCGTGACCAGATTATCCTGCTTAACTCCAAGTTTGACGCTGTGATTGACGTGGAAGTCCTTGCAGTTGCATTCAACATGGAAAAAGCTGAGTTCATGGGCAATAGAATCCTGGTTGACAGTTTTGGGGCGTTAGACACCGCAAGGCTTAACATCCTGTTCAAGGATGACCCAAACTATGTGCCTATTTCGCAGGCCGAACTTACGGCACTTGATGCGATTCCGGCTGTTATGGTTGACAGGGATTGGTTCATGATTTTCGATAACTTCTACAACTTTACCGAAAACTACAATGGTCAGGGGTTGTACTGGAACTACTTCTACCACACATGGAAGACGTTCAGCGTTTCTCCGTTTGCCAACAACACGGTTTACGTTGCAGGCGCACCAACCGTAACCAGCGTAACCGTGACTCCGGCTACCGCAACCGTGCTTAAGGGACAGAGCCTGCATCTGACAGCCAATGTGGTGACAACCAACTTTGCACCGAAATCTGTAACATGGACAATGACTGGTAACACATCACAGGATACCCATATTGACATTTATGGTAATCTCTTTGTGGCAGAAGATGAAACAGGAACCACAATCACAGTTACGGCAACGTCTACATTCGATAACACCAAGACTGGAACTTCTAAAATCACTGTGGAGGCTTAAATTAATGGGGAACTTCGGTTCCCCTTCTCAAAAAGAGAGGTATTCAAATGTATGTAGCACCAAACACTAATGTGCGGATACTTAAAAACGTACCATTAGATAACACATACCGTAATACAATTTACTTTTCAACCGCTTCGGCGCAGACTGCTTATTTTTCCACGCTTACAAAATATAATAATCCAGCCCTTACTTACGTTAATATGAATGAACCTATCATGGTTGGTATTAACGCCGAAAACCTTTATGACTGTAACTACATCATGTTCCAGAATGCATCCTTTGGCACAAAGTGGTTTTATGCTTTCATTACAAGCGTAGCCTACGAGAACAACGAAACATCAAGGATTACCATGGAAATTGATGTTATGCAGACATGGTTCTTTGACTACCAGGTAAACCCCTCTTTTGTGGTTAGGGAACATTCACTCACGGATGCAATCGGTGATAACTTAGTTCCAGAAGACCTTGAACTTGGTGATTACATCTATGATACAGCATTCAGGACGGAACAGATGAATGACTACAGCACCGTAGTCGCTTGCACCGTTGACAGCACAGGACAGCCAGGAACCAGCACGGATGGTTATGGTGGGATATATTCTGGGTGTTGGCTTCACGTCTTTGACAATTTCCCCGCAGTTGCGGTATTCCTTGACCAGCTTGTTAATGATAACAAGGCTGATTCCATTGTCTCTGTATTCATGATGCCATCAAGCTTTACTACTGCAATGGGAGCACCCGCTAAACATTATACGGTTGAACGTGATAAACAACGCGGAAACATTGACGGATACGTTCCAAAGAATAACAAGCTGTTTACTTATCCATATTGTTTCCTGTATGTAACCAATCTAATGGGAAACAGCGCAACCTATAAGTATGAGTATTTTAACTCAGCAAACTGCGTATTCGATATTGGGATGGATATGTCCCCAAACCCTACAGGTTTCCTTACACCGTTAGGTTACAAGAATGTTGGGGCAAACTACAATGAAAGTATTTCAATCAGTGGCTTCCCTCAGTGCTCATTTACAACTGATGTATACAGGGCGTGGCTGGCTCAGAATGGAACCAGCTTCACGGCTGACATGTTAGGTTCAGCAATGGCGGCCTCATTCGGCGTCTTATCAGGTGGAACAATAGGAGCCATCGGCGCGGTCGGTGGAATCACAAATGTAGCTAAAATATTAGCTAGGGTAAACGCAATTTCCACACAGCCACCTCAATCACACGGTTCTCAGTCAAACACTGCGCAGGTTGCTTTTAACATTAAGGACTTTTGGTTCCTTAACTATCATATCCGAGCAGAGTTTGCCATGATAATCGATGACTACTTCAACGCCTACGGATATGCAACACACCGTGTTAAAGTTCCAAACAGGTCGCAACGGCCCCACTGGAACTATGTGAAGACTCAGAACAGCAACCTGACTGGTAGCGTGCCAGCCGAAGATATGGCAAGATTACGTGGTATTTATGACAACGGTATTACCTTCTGGAAAAATGGCTCAGAGGTAGGAAACTATAGCTTAGATAACAGGGTAGGGGGTGGAACAAATGAGCAGACGCAGTAAAGGTGGTTCTATATCCGCTCAGTCACCGGGTGGTGATAGGCAATTCTGGAACGCCAAGAAAGGCAATGACTGCACATTCATCCAGTATTATAACAGACTGGTTGACCTATGCATAAGTCAGTTCGAATGGGTGAACTTACCACCCACATGCGATAGGCGGTTCCTTGAACTGGCATTGATGGCGGATGGTATGGCGGTATTCTTTAGGGACGAAGTGATGGGATACCTGACATTACAGTGCATGATTTCCGGCCCTCTTGATGTGTACAGGATACCAATCCTTCGTAGGGCTTATGCTAGCAATGGCTATCAGATGCCACTGGATAACCTTAACAGTGTGCTGATATTCAACAATTCGCTTCACGTCAACAACCAGCTTGACATTGAAATGTATGCGTGGAGACTATACGAAGTACAGCGGGCAATTGACACAAACGTAAAGCTTCAAAAGACACCGAAAATTATCAAGTGTTCAGAATCACAGAGGTTGACTATCATTAACTTATTCCAGCAATATGCTGGGAACTACCCGTTCATTTTCGCAGATAATGCCATGAACCTACATGGACTTGAATCACTTGATATATCAGCCCCTTACATCGCTGATAAACTTATGGTGTTGAAACAGTTGATATGGGACGAAGCCATGACATACCTTGGAATATCAAACACGAATACGTCAAAGAGAGAAAGACTTAATACTTCTGAAATATCAGCCGGAATGGGGGACGTAGAAGCACAACGGTATACACGCCTGTTAGAACGTGAAATAGCGTGCGAGAGAATCAACGCTATGTTTCCAGATGTTAATCTATCGGTCAGATATAAACAGGTGATACCTACATTACCTGAGGATATTACAACTGAAACGGAAAGCGAGGTGGTCGAGGAATGAGCGCATTCACAACGCAGATTAGATTCATATGTGAATCAAAAGCTGGCTTAAAGGAAAGTGTAGGTTATGACAATATCGCACAGGTTATAGAAGGAGCAAGACCAGCCATCTTCGACTTCCCGTATCCGATATTTGACGAGACATACCGTGCTGTACTTGAGACTAAAATCCTTAAGCATTACTACACAAGAGAGATTGGGGAAGAGACATACGGCTTATGGAAGTTAAGGCTTGATACCAAGATGAACGAAATCATGCCTTACTACAATCAGCTTTACAGAAGCACATTGTTAGAGTTTAATCCACTATATGATGTAGATATTAACAGGACACACAACTCTACCAGAAAAGGAACAGAAATCTTAAACGGGAACGTAGACACAAACGGACAGGTTATAGCTTCAACTAACGCTAACAACACAACCACAATCGACAATACTACAGACCAGACCAGCACAAACGGAAATACTGATAGGTATTCTGCAACACCGCAGGGTGGGTTAGACGGTTTGATGCAGGATAAATATCTGACCAATGCTAGAATGATTACAGGAAATGACACGTTAAATAGTAAGGCTCATACTTCAACTGACAACATGATTGATAGTACAACTGACACATCAACCAACATGACCACGGCTACAAAGAACAATACAACTATTAACAACACTGAGGATTACTTGGAATCAGTTAAGGGCAAACAAGGAACACAGAGTTATGCAAGTATGATTCTTGAGTTTAGGGAAACATTCCTTAACATTGATATGATGGTCATCAATGACCTCAGTGACTTATTCATGAATATATGGACAGGAGGGTATCCATTTTGATTACTACATCTAATTTTCGGAGTATTAGGCTATTACGTAATTGGTGCATGTTAACACTACCGACTGTGTTTAATGATGCACTCAGTTACAATGAACAGGTTTGTAAACTGACAGAAGCCTTGAACCAGCAGGGGGAAATCATTAAGGGACTGCCGGAATATATTGAGCAGATTGTTAAGGAACTGCTGGAACAGGCTGGACTTGAAGATATTGTTAAACAGGTACTGGCAGATTACTTCTTTATCAACGTTAAAAACCCTCCTGCGCCACTTGCGCCAGCTATCGGTGATGGGGTGGCAGATGATACGGTAGCCATACAGGCTATGATTAACTACGTGGCTGGTAAACCAAACTACCTATCTTTCCGGCTGGGACGTATAGTGTTCAGGGGTTGACGATGGTTGATGGGGTATCGTTGATTGGGCTTGATAGGTTTAATACGATACTCATGTTAAGGTCGGCTAGCAATAAGGATTTACTTACGGGAGATTTGGGGAACTGCACTATTGCTAATATTATGCTTAATGCTAATATGCCGGGGCAGACAGCTAATTGCAGCGTGTTCAGCGGGAATGTTAATGACATGATGATTGGAAATGTCATCTTCAAAAATGGCTATAATATGTTAAGCTTGGATGTGGATGGCACTGTGCAGATTGACAATGTGGTGTTTGATGGGGTACAGGGTAATGGCTTGAGCCTGGGTGGCACAAAGACCATGATTAACAATATTGAGTTTGTAAGAAACTCTGCTCTTAATGCTGGAACTTTGCTTACTATCAGTGGTGGCAACAACATGGTTACAAGCTTGCTTAACACAGAGTTTGCTAATAACGGTGTTGTGATTAATGGTAATGATAATATTGTTGAGGGCTGGGTGAGTGGAACAACTACCCCACTTACGGATACTGGGACTGGTAATAAAGTGTCTCTGTATACTGGTGCTGATAAGATTGTTAAGACTGGCAATCTTATTGAGTCAGAAACAGGTAATAGGACAATCGATGTAGGCGGTCAGGTAAAGGAGACTATTACTGGTTCAGAAACAAAGAGCATTGGTGGTAGTTATACGGAAGTGTTAATAGGGAGTCACTCAGTTACTGCTGGGGAAGATTATATTGCTGTAGGCCATAATGTGAATCTCACTGCTAGTGCTTCGGTTGATGTAGGTGGTCAGGATGTGGTGCTTAATCCCACAAACCCGTTAACTTACAAGGCCCCAACCGTTCTAAATCCGGCTTTTAATACTGTGCCTTTTAAAAACGCTGGAACAGTTTATAACGTTCTTGTGCAAGGGACAGATTTAGATAACGCCATATTCTATACACCAAAGCAGGGTGCAGATATCACTACAGAATTAAATCAATTGTTAACTCAGAAAACAGTAGTGCTGGCTCCGGGTGATTATGTGATAAGCAATACAATTGTTATACCTATTGAGCACGCCTTGATTGGCAATAATACAACTTTAACCGTGTCGAGCGCGTTCACCGCTCCATATATGGTTCAAATTGGATTGGTATCCCCACCCGCACCTAACTCAGATTGTACCTATTTACCTAACAAAAATATGCTGTATGGCGTAAACCTAAACTGTAATCTTAAATGCTCTGGTATTCTTGTTCTTACTAGAGGGGCAGAAATTCATTACAGCAAAATCACTTTACCAATTGTTACAGGAACAGGTATTGATGTATTCGCTTATGGGGTTACTCCGGTGATATCAGCAGATTGCTATATTGAGTATTGCGAAGTGTGCAATAACGATAAAGGCAATGCTGAACCTAATCCAGCTACTTTGTTCGCATATGGTATTAGAACTAACGGAAGTGATAACTATATCTATGGATTTAGAACATTCGGTAGTAAGTGCGGAATATGGTGTAGTGCGTATTCGGGTGGTACAACTATAACTGATTCTCATGTGTTGTGTTGTAATTCAACTGACACCGGATGGGTAGGTAGTATTGGATATGATACATCATTAAGTAGTTCAATTACACTTACTAACTGTTATGCTGATAACTTTAATACAGGTGTCATTCTTTATATGAACAGTTGCGTAACGAACTTTTTCTATTACGCATGGGAAACTGGTAACGATACAATGAGAAAAGCTATCATTATCAATAATACCAATAACTCTGTAATGGGTGTTGTATCATTTGCTGGTAAGACTATAATGTTGGATGTGGCTAAAGAGTATCCATTCCAGACAACTAACTTGATTAGTGTTGGACAGTATCCTTACCACGCCACATTTGACCCAGCAGATGATATCTGGAAAATGTTCCTGAGACAGATAAACAGTTACATGGTTGTGCCTACTACTAATAAATTCGTGTTTGCTATTAGTAGCTTGTTTGGCGGGCAGGCCCCTAACCCTTTGAATGTCTTATCAGACCATTGCAACTTGACTGGGTTTAATATCGGTACATATGAGGTTACGTGGGGTGAGTGCACATATAATGGGGCTATTGTTGAGATTCTGTTAAAGCCTGGAACTAATATTAGGTATATTACGCTGGAACTTCCTGGGTATACTCCGGTTCCGAATGAGGGATTTGCTGTAACTAGTCCGTTCCCGTATAGCTGGTTGATTGTTCCTAGAGAATGCAGTAATTTAAGTACGGCTGGGTTTACTTCTGAAGGTAGTCATACCTATACGAATACACCAGCTACAGATTAGAAAGGAGATTGTTATGCCTGAAAATTATAAGATGATTGAGGAAGTTAAGGATAGGGTTGTTAGGAGAACGGGTGATAGTACTGTTATCACTAATGAGGATATGGTGGGTAAGATTGAGTGACGAGAAGGTGAGAGTAGCTACTACGGTGGGTTTGTAGATTACCATGGACCGAAGGGGTATAGGGATAAGATGGATGACCCTAATGGGGATAGGTTGTAGTTTGTTTAAGGGAGAGGAAACTCTCCCTTTTATGTTAAGGCAAGTTAGTTGAGACTAATTTTGTGCGATTTTTGGATTAAGGTTAAGGGTGAGAGTGGGGGAAATGGTAACTCGCTTAAAAATTTAAAGGGGCAAACATAATCTTACTAACTGCATAGCAAATGCATATGCTTTTGCTTCACCATCATATACTCCATCAAGATACTCATCTTTGTCATCTAACTCTGCACCACGTTTTATTGCTCTTGCATACTCTTTCATTAATGAATCTAATAGCAGTTCTTTGTTTGTCATGATTGTTCTCCCTTTCTTTGTATTGTTATTGGGTATAGTGTTCCTACTTATATCTTATCACATGCTTAAGGATAAGTCAAGTGTTTTGTTAACAATATGGTTTACATAAAATACGTGAGATGGGTATCAATTCCATTATAACATAATACTCACTTTTTGTCAATAGGTTATTTCTTAAGGTGATGAGGGTGTTAAGGTTAAGGGTGAGAGTGGGGGAAATGACACCACCAGAAAAGAAGTTAATTGGAAAGCTTTTAAAGCAGGCTCAACAAGTGTCAGAATGGTATAACTCAACAAGTCCAGAAGACGAAGTACAGAAAGCATATTTTGATGGTCAAAGAAGAGCATATCGATTTGCAATAATCGAAATATATGAATATTTAGAGGAGATATCGAAATGACATTCAAGGAATTATACTTTTGCAATGACAGATGGGACGAAACATCAATTTTAACAGTAGACATTCAATCATTAGATAGTGCCATACCAAGGAGAAAGCATTTAGCCACGCCATTACACGATTTAATGGTAAAATATGATGACTACGCTGCAGAAGCATTCAAGAACGATTGGATAATATTAAGAGAGGTATAACATGGCAAACACAATCCGTCCACGTGGCATAGACAGTGCACAAGTAGTTGAGGTAATCCGCACCAAGTCATTAATTGGTGCGGGTACTGAGGAAGACCCAGTAAGAGTAATCACCCAATACTGGTCATTCGATGGGAAATTATTGGCCCATAATGACGAGTGGAAATCAGAATATTAACAATTTGTTCATACTTTGTTCACATCTACATGATATACTTAAGTCCTAAGGAGGTGATAGGATTTTAATGCGCTATCAGCGATAGAGGTGCGTGGTATACAATCACCATTAAGAGCAAGAACAACATCATTGAGTTTAGGGATTCTCTTAAGCTTTTACCGTTCAGCGTGGAACGAATCGGAAAGTCATTTAA